TCGTGAAATCTATGTCCACAAGGTAACGCAATACGAACATCTGTAGTCAAAGGTTCAAGACATATTGGACAATCATTAATTGTTAACACAGTATTTTTTTCTCTATTTATTACTTTTCTAGTTTTGAAACCTCTATAATTTGTCTGAATTTTACGACTTGCTCTTAGTTTATTTACTTGTTTTCTAGTTTGTGTACCCCTAATTCGTTTTTGTATTTTTTTAGCTGCTGAACTTCTTAAACGCGATGAACTACGTCTTTGTGAAGGCATACTAAATTTATATTATAGTATATTATATTATATAAATAATATAATATAATAAAATATAAAGTTATAAAAATAGTAATACATTACATAAGGTCTGCTGGTTCATCATCACCAAGTTCATCTACAATTTGCGTAGCATTATTCCTAAGTACTTGCGCGCGATTTAATAAATCAGACGTTATATAATACATATTAGTAACATCTTGGTCAACTGGGTTACCATCTATTCTAACATTTCTATAGTTTTGATAATTTTCAGAAGCTTCATAAAATAGTCTTCGTATTTCAGTTATAAGTTGGCGTGCGTTATGTTGAATATGTAATGCTTGATTTAAAGTTATATTTGGTATTTCTCTTGGGTCGTCTAGTTGTGCCATGCGTTGTTGTAACATTTCAATTTCACGCAACCGTTGTAATATATATTGTCTTCGTTGTGTTGGGTCTAATATTGGTGGTGGTGCCGGTGGTGCTTGTGGTTGTTGTGAAAGCGGAACATTACCAAATGTTCGATTTGCTCTTCCTTCTGGTACATATGGTATATTAGTTATAACACTCCTACAAAGAGAACATTTTCCTTGACTTCTAGATAACCAATTTTGTATACAACCTTTATGGAATCTATGTCCGCAAGGTAATGCTGTAGCAACATTTTCAATCATAGGTTCAAAGCATATTGAGCAATTATTATCTGTTTGCATAGTAGCTTTTACTCTTTTCATTACTTTCCTAGTTTGTTTGCCTCTAAATCTTGACTGAATTTTACGACTTGCTTTTGACCGTAGTCTTTTTCTACTTCTAAAGTGTTTCTGAATTTTTTTAGCAGCTGAACTTCTTAAACGCGATGAGCTACGTCTTTGCGAAGGCATATTATATATTATATATTATATAATAAAATATAATGTAATATAATGTAATATAATGTAATATAATGTAATATAATGTAATATAATGTAATATAATGTAATATAATGTAATATAATGTAATATAGTAAAATATACTAAAATATTTTATTATATTATATTATAAAATATATTATGAATTCTACCAAGTCAAATTTAGCAGCTAAAAATAAAAAACCTATTTTTAAAAATAATAATTTGACGCAATTATTTAAGTTAATAAGCGAAAAAAAAGGATTTTTTGCTCTAATTTTAGCAACTTTAATATCTCAACTTTCTATTACTTATTATGTAAGTGAAAATGTTAAAATAGAGGAAGAAGATGGTAAAAAAAAATTTAATAACAAAATTATTGGAGCATATATTGCAGCATTTATCATAATTTTAATTTTGGCATTTATTTCTATGCCCACATGGTTAAAATTTATATTATTTTCTATCTTTTCTGGTGCGTTTGGTGTAATTTTAGGATATAGAAAATCTGGTGTAGATCCTGGTATTGTTAAAAGTGCTTTAGTTGGAACAGCTAGTATTTTTGTTACTATGTTTGCTTTTGGACTAGCATTAATAGCAAGCGGTATTAAATTAGGGTTACAATTTGGTTTAGGTTTGTTTTTTGCTTTATTGCTGTTAATAATTATTAGCATCGTAAATTTTTTTATTGTTGAATCTTCGTTATTAAAAAAAATACTAGTTATTGGTTCATTACTAATATTTTCAATATATATTGTGTATGATACTAATAATATATTACAACGAAATTATAATGGAGACTTTATAACAGCATCATTGGACTATTATTTAGATATAATCAATATTTTTAAAGGGTTATTAACTGGACTGGAGTTTGATGAATAAGTAGACTCAAATTTTATTTATAACTATATTAACCTCATTTGCTAACTCTTCGACCAATGGGTCATTTTTATAATCATTTATATATTTTATTTTTGAAATACCACTTGAAACCATAAGTTTCATACAATTATAACATGGATAATGACTAATATACGCTATACATTCATTACAACTAACTCCTCGTTTTGCGCAATCAGTAATTGTATTTTGTTCAGCATGAATAGTAGCAATATTATGATTATCTTTTATAATCATTTTGTGTTCGCATCCAGCAATATAACCATTATAACCTTGTGCTATAATGCGATTATCTTTTACAAATAAACAACCAACTTGAAGGTGCTCACAAGAAGATCGGGACACAGTTAAATTAACAATACTTTTAAAATATTCATCCCAAGATGGTCTATTATTCATAATTATAATAACTATAATAATTATAATTATGAATAATATTTATATAATTATTATTTTTATTATTTTTATTTTTATTTATGATATTTTATTTATGATATAAAAGTATGATATAAAATTTTATGGTATAGGAATAAATTTCCACCCTAAATCTTCACATATTTTTTTCCATATTTGGTCTTGTTCTATGCGTTTTTCACGATCTTTTAACATAGGAAAATAAGGCAAAAAACTGCGTTCATTTAGCAATTCACATAATTTATATAATGTATAATAATAATTTAAAAAATTAACTCTATCTTTAGGACAATATTTGGAATAAGGTTTTTGTAATTCCATAAATAAATTACATAATGTTTCTTCAAGTTCCGCACTCATTATTGGGGGTCTTATTCCTAATTTATCTTTTATAAATGGTATATGTTCATAATATTTATTATAACCCAAGTTTTTCAATATTTCTTTGGTTTTCTTATTTGTTAACTCATTAAGACTTATGCGTTCTTTTTTAATTTGATTTTTAATATTTTCAAATACCTCATCTGGTATATTTGTGCTTTCTTTTGCTTGAAATTGTGCTAATATTTCTTTTAAATGATTTATTCTTTTATAAGCATAAAAGCATACTTCTTTTGGTGGTTCTTTATAAGATGGTTTATCTATTTCAATTAAATATTTAATACTATTGGAACAATTACTACATATAGACATTCCTTCACTTTCTACATAAACCATTTCCCCTTTTTTACATACATTACATATATCAGATGGATAAATAAATTTATCATAATTTAAGTATTTAGAATCAATATTATTAAAATATTTATCTATAAAATTATTATTGTTTGTTTTAGTATAATTTTCATCTGTCATTTTAGCATTATTTGTTTCAAAATTCATAGTATTATTTGATCCATCTGAAATATTTAATGAGAAAAATTGTTTTACTATATTATTTTTATCCGAATTCTCAAATGTATCATTAGTAGATATATTCTTTTTATTTTCAAAATAGTCAAAAATGTATCTAGAATTATTTAAATAGTAATTCTTTTCTTTAGTTTTGAGAGATCTTATCATATTTTTATATTTATTAATGCTATCTAATAGTTCCAATTTATTTTTTGATTTATTTAACATGGATTCAAGTTTATCGATTTGTTTCAAGTATTTAGGAATAACTACTTCTTCATTATATTTGAAAGATTTTATTATTTCATTATGTTTGCTATCCAATGTAGTTTTAATAGCATTAAATTTTTTCATTTAGTGGAGACTATATTTTTAAGGTAGTAAAAATTTATATAATAATATTTTTAATTATTTAATTTAGTAATTAATATAATTCTTATTTAATTATTTAATTATTTAATTTAATTATTTAATTTTTATTTAATTATTTAATTTAATTTAATTAAATTAAATTACAAAAAATTTTTTTCTTTAGGAATATTATAAAAAAATGGCTGGTGGATTAATGCAATTAGTCGCCTATGGCGCTCAAGATGTTTATTTAACAGGTAATCCTCAAATTACCTTTTGGAAAGTAACTTACCGTAGACACACCAACTTTGCGATGGAATCAATTGAACAAACTTTCAATGGTCAGGCTGATTTCGGTCGCAGAGTTACTTGCACCATTTCGCGCAATGGTGATTTAGCTTACCGCACTTACTTACAGATCACCCTTCCTGAAATTGGTCAATTTTTAGGCAACGGCGGTGATGATGTATATGCCAGATGGTTAGATTTCCCAGGTGAGCAATTAATTTCTCAAGTTGAAGTTGAAATTGGTGGTCAGCGCATTGATCGTCAATATGGTGATTGGATGCACATTTGGTGCCAATTAACTCTATCAAAAGAGCAAGAACGTGGCTACTACAAGATGATCGGTAATACTACTCAATTGACATACATTTGCGATCCAGATTTTGCGGAAGTCGATGGTCCTTGCTCTGCTGATGGCATCCGTCAAGTTTGTGCTCCTCGCAGAGCTCTACCAGAAACAACCTTATATGTTCCCTTACAGTTCTGGTATTGCCGCAATCCCGGTTTAGCCCTACCTTTAATTGCTCTACAATACCACGAAGTAAAAATCAATTTAGACATTCGCAATATTGAAGAGTGCTTGTGGGCGGTAGATAAACTTGATGGAACTGGTGTAAAAGTTAATAACGCATACAAACAATCGCTAGCCGCCGCGTCTTTATTTGTTGATTACATTTTCTTAGATACTGATGAGCGCAGACGCATGGCCCAAAATCCACACGAATACTTAATTGAACAATTACAGTTCACTGGTGATGAGTCGGTTGGTTCGTCATCAAACAAAATCAAATTAAATTTAAATCATCCATGCAAAGAATTAATCTGGGTAGTTCAACCAGATTCAAACGTTGATTATTGCTCTTCGATAACAGCGGGCAGCGAACTAAACAAACTATTAGGTGCTCAACCATTCAACTACACTGATGCGTTTGATGCCTTACCAAATGCTGTTCATGCGTTTGGTGGCAAGCAAGCAATAAGTTCATCGGGAACTGGCAGCACCAACTTTATTAATGCCAGTGGAATGTTCCAAGATCCATTTGCCAATGATGTTTCTACAAGCGGAGCGGTAGCGAGTGGATGGGGTGGTGCCTCCAACACTACAGACTCGGGTGTTTCGGATGCTGGAACTTTCGTCTTAGCCGAAACTGCCTTAGACATGCATTGCTGGGGTGAAAATCCAGTTGTTGTTGCCAAATTACAATTAAACGGCCAAGACAGATTCTCGGAACGTGAAGGAACATATTTTGACTTAGTTCAGCCTTTCCAGCACCACACTCGTGCGCCAGACACAGGCATTAATGTTTACTCATTTGCGCTAAGACCTGAAGAGCACCAACCATCTGGCACATGCAATTTCTCAAGAATTGATAATGCCACATTACAGTTAGTCTTATCCAATGCTACTGTTTCAGGTGTAAGCACTGCCAAAGTTAGAGTTTATGCGGTTAACTACAATGTGCTCCGCATTATGTCGGGTATGGGTGGTCTAGCTTACTCGAATTAAATATTTTTTAAATTACTAATATTTTTCTATTAAAGTTTTCTTTTATTAAAACAAAACTTTAGTGCTTTTTTAAATAATATATTTTAAAATATATAAGCATACTATGAAAACATCATTAGTCACAAACAGTTTTTATATTACATATGTTTTCTTAGTTACTACTACAGTAATTACGTTCATTGAAGCGTTAAGAAGTCCTATTCCACAAGTCCGTCATATTTTAAATGTAGAAACTTGTATTTCAGTTGTTGCTAGTTATTTTTACGGATTATTTATAGCCGAAATAAATAAGTCGCAACAAAATGCAGAAAAAGCAAAAAATGAAGAAAACGAAGAACACAAGTCTGTCGAGAACATTCCTATAGAAAAAATTAATAATATGCGCTATACTGACTGGGTAATCACCACTCCTTTTATGTTATTAGTCCTTTCTATGGTTTTGGGTTATGAAAATAAAATAGCAGTAAGGTTTAAACCGTTTTTACTAGTTATGATTTTAAATTTTTTAATGTTGGGTTTTGGATATAGTGGCGAAATAGGTTTGTTAAATAGAGGTTTAGCAAGTTTTATGGGTTTCATATTCTTTTTTCTTACATATGGCGCAATTTGGAAACTCTTTATGACTTGTTCAAAAGCAACATATCAATCTAAACTAATATTTTGGGTATTTATAGGTATATGGTCTTTATATGGAGTATTTTATCACGCAAATGAAGCAACCAAACTAATAGGATACAATATGTTAGACTTAATTGCTAAAGCGTTTGTTGGAATTTTCTTTTGGTTATATTTAACAAAATCTGTAGTATTTTAATGTTTTATTTTAGTATAAATGAATATTATTTCAAATACTATAATTACAAAAGAAGATTGTAAGAGAGAAAGAAAGCATAATGCTGTAAAATTACCAGAAAATATAGAACAATGTGATGTACCTATTTATGTTAATTATTATAAAGAATGCTATGATCAAAAAAACAAATGCTACAGAGAATATTTTAAAATAGAAAAACATCCTCACAATATACATAATAAATTATATGTATCATCTAAATCAAATAAAATAAATATATTAGAAAAATTAGAAGAAATTAAAAAAATGTTATTAATTATTGAAGAAGAATACGAACATTATAAAAAAAATAATGAAACACAAGAGGCTGTAAAAGACGATACTCAAGAGGCTGTAAAAGACGATATTCAAGAGGTTGTAAAAGACGATACTCAAGGGGTTGTAAATATTTCACAAAATAAAAATTTTTCAATTGCCTTACCAAAATATATTGCTATCAGAAAACATGAAACAGAAGCACATAAATATTATTTAATATACGATAAAAAATCAGGCACTAAAAGAAACACATTAAAAGCATTATGTTCAAATTCAACATTATTAAAAACAAATTTAGAATTATTTATACAAAAAATAGAAGAAAAATTTGCTACATAAAACATTACATAAAATATATAAATATATCTAAATATATCTAAATATATCTAAATATATCTAAATATATTATTATTATTTTTGTAATGTTTTTAAAATTACAAACAAAAAATTATAAATTCAAAATATTACT